GGCCAGGAAGCGCTCGTCGTTGGTGCGTCGGTAACCCTGAACCTGCACCCAGAGGGCAACACCAGCGGCGACAAGTACTGGACCGGTACCGCCAGCATCACCGAGGTCACCATCACCACGCCGATGGATGGAAGCACCATCAGGCGCAGCTTCAACTTCATGGGTAGCGGACCGTTGACGCTATCGACGGTGTGATCATGGATTTCCGTCAGCAGATCAAGGAGCGCGCCCGTGCGCAGTTCGCCAACCGCGAGACGCACAGGATCGAGGTGCCCGAGTGGGGCGCCACGATCTTCTACAAGACGCCGAACCTCGCCACGATGAAGCAGGTGAACTCGGAATCCCAGGGAGATCCCATCGAGATGCAGGCGCGCCTGGTGGTGGCATGTGCCACTGATGACACCGGCGAGAGGATATGGACCAAGGCCGAATACAAAGATCTGATGATGGCCGTCGACCCGGCTGTCGTGGCGCGGATTGCCAATCAGATCATGGCCGACGCAAACCTCGACGGCGGCCCGCAGAAGCGGGTGGAAGACGAAAAAAACTGAGAGCCGATCCGCTGGCGATGGCGCTCTACACGCTGGCGGATCGGCTGCACAAGACAGTTGCCGAGATTGAAGAGTTGAGCATTGAGGAGCTCCGCGGATGGTTTGCCTATTTGCGGATTCTGGCCAGGGACAAGTGACATGAGCACCAAGGCACGTCTCGGCATCGACATAACGGCGACGAACAAGACTGCGGCCGCCTTTGCGTCGGTGCAGAAGAACGTCTCGAGCATCCAGAAGAGCGTGCAGTCCCTCAAGTTCCTGATGGCCGGGTTCGTCTCCGGCCAGTTCCTCGAAGGCATGATGCGGTCATTCGTGGAGGTTGCGAAGCAGACGCTCCCTGTCAAGACCGCTATCGATAATCTCGGGATCGCCTGGTTCGGTTTCGCGCAGAAAGTCGGACAAAGCGGCTTGAACGAGGCGCTGATAAATTTCGCCAACCGCATGGGCGCGATGATCCTGAGCACTGACGGCATCGCCACGTCGATCGGCAGGTTCTTGGGCGGTGCCATCAATATCATGGCGCGAACCTTCGAGGGCATCGGCCGCGCCATTGCCTTTGCCTACGACAATGCGGAGATCTTCGGGCGACTGCTGGCCAGCATGGCGATGATAGTTGCGGCCAAGCAAGTCATGGCGCTTGCGGCCGGGTTCTATTTCTTCGCCAAGACAGTGCGCCAGACGGGCATCATCATGACTGCCTTCAATGCGATCAGCCGCGCCAATCTTTTCATCTTCCTCGCCCTGGCCACAGGCATTGCCTACGCCACTGACTCGGTCGATCGGCTTAAGTCCGGCGTCGACATGATGTGGACCAAGGTAAAGGAAGTATTCCCGATGATCGCGGACGCTGGCGGGAAGATGGCCGAAAGCTTCGGTTTCGATCTGTCGGCTCTTTCAGACGATCTGGCGAACATGACGAAGTACCTAAACAATCTCAGCGGCATTGAGATGCCAGCCCTGGCCTTGAGCAAGAGCAAGAAGGAACGGCAAAGCACGATCGACGACATCTATGGCACTGGAAAAGCCGTGCAGTCCCTTCAGGCGACGTTCCAGGATGCGCAATGGGGCGCCGGTGCGTTTTCCGATAGCCTGTTCCAGATCGGTGACACCATTAAGAGCAGTGTCGGCAGTGCCATATCTGGCTTGATCACTGGCACGACAAGCGTGAAGGATGCCTTCGCCTCGATGGCTCAGAGTATCATTCAGACCATGGCCGACATGGCTTCGCAACTGGCGATCAGTGCCGGGTTCCGCCTGTTGATGAGCTTGCTTGGTGGCGGGGGCGGTGCCGGCTTCAATATGGGGGGAATGGTCTTCGGCGGGCTTTTTGCGAAAGGCGGCACCCTGGGAGCAGGGCAATGGGGCATCGCGGGCGAAGCTGGCCCGGAGATCATCCACGGGCCAGCTAAAATCACGCCCATGGCTTCTGTTTCCCGGGCTACCGCCATGGACAATATGGGGGGCGGCCAGATGAACGTCACCGTCATCAACAATACGCCCGCGCGGGTGAACACCAGCCGCGGCGCCGATGGCGGACTGAACATCGAAATTGTCGAGGATATGGTGGCCAACGCGATGGCCCGTGGCGGTAACAAGATCGACGCAGCCATGGTGCGAGGCTACGGCCTGAGAAGGGCGGGCCGCTGATGCCCATTAGTGCCGCCCTCAAGGAGATCTATGCGTCGGCACCCGCCACGCAGCGTTACATTGAAACGCTCGCCTTCACTCACTCGCTGTTCTCGAAGCCCTACTATCTCACGAACGACAACCAGCCGTGGGATTTCCTGCTGGAAACCGGCCAGCTCGTCACCTTCGCGCCAATGCCCTTCCGCATCGTGCTCCCGGCGCTGGACGGCAAGGGGCAACAGGACATGGCCTTGACGCTGGCCAATATCGGGCGCGACCTGGTGGACCCGCTGGAGGCCGCGATCGCAGCCCCCTCGGAGCCGATCCGGTGCACCCACCGGGTTTACCTCGACACGCCTTCGACCTCGCCTCAGAACACGCCGCCGTTGGCGCTGATCATCACCGGAATCAGCGTGACGGCGGAAGCGGTTTCGGCAACAGCAACCCGGACGGACGTCCTCAACCGGGCGTTTCCGTTCAATTTCTACCAGTACACGCAATTTCCCGGTTTGCGGCGATGAACATCAATGACTTCATCGGCCTGCCGTACCGGGAAGGGGCGCGGGGCCCGGATGCCTTCGACTGCTATGGCCTCATCGCGGCGGTTCTGCGGGCCGTCAGGGGCGTTGACCTGCCGGACTGGTACGCAGACGCCTCTGGCCCGCAATCGGCATCACGCGCTATCTCTGCCGCTTTGGCGGGGGAGGTTGCCGGGGGCAGGTCTATCCTGGTGGCCGACCCGGCGGATTTTGACGTTGCCGTGGTCGGATCGAACCACCGGCCACACCATGTCGGCGTCGTCTATCAGGGCGGTGTTCTGCATGCCTCGAAAGCCTTCGGGTCCGCATGGCACCCGATCCCGCGCTTTATGACCCTCTACCCGCGAACGGAGTTCTACCGATGGCAGCCCTAGTCCTGCTGCGGAACCCGCTCGCGCCGCATACGCGGGAGATGTCCGAGATCGCCGCCGGAACGCGGGTGATCGACTGGTTGCAGGGGCACCATCCGGCAGGCTTCGGTATGCCGATCCGGTTCCACTTGAACGGCGTGGAGAAGGAGCTCGACGACCTGGACTATGCGGTCGCGGCGGACGACGTGATCGTGATTGCGCTGATGCCGGCGGAGCCGATCTCGCTAACATCTATTGCTATTAGTTTCGCCGTCTCAGCGGCGCTGGCCGCGATCTCCTTTGCCGTCAACTATTTCTTCTTCCGGCCACAGGAAAAGTCCGGCGGAATGAAGGGGGAGCGGCGCTCCGTCTATGACATATCGACGGACCAGAACTCGGCCAAGCTGGGTGAGGCGATCCCGGTCGTCTACGGCACTGTGCTGATGACGCCGGACTATGTGAGCCAGCCTTATACCTGGTATTCGTGGAGCCTTGCCAACAATGGCGAGGCGCTGAACGGTATCCAGTACCTCGACGTGCTTCTCTGCGTCGGCCAGGGAAATATTGACGTCACGGACGTGTTCGTCGGGGATACCGATGTGGCGACCTTGCCGTCCGGCGTGGTGTCGTGGCAACTCTTCAAGCCATCGCAGCACAATTCGACCATGGGCACGATTGCCGCTGCGATGGGGTCGGGGTTTTTCGAGAACGTCATCACCTCGACGGAGGTCTCCAACCAGGAGTTACCTGACCAGAATTCATCGGCGGGATACTTCGCAACCGGGAAGCCAGGGGCGAAGGGCAGCCGGTTTCAGATTGATCTGATCTGCCCCAGTGGGCTTTTCTTCGTCGACGCCAACAATGACGACATTGACCCCTACTCGCGGGATTTCCGCGTTGACTGGCAGGAGATGGACGACAACGACAACCAGATCGGCACGGTCTACAGCCAGACGGTCACGATGTCCACGTTCGCTCCGAACGTCACAAACCGCGCGGTTCTTGCGTCTCCGGTGCGCCGCACGTTCACGATCACGGCCGTCAAGTCGGCGCGGTGGGCGGTCAAGGTCACGAGGCTCGATGCCGCGCCGAGGCCGCAGAAGGGCAACTCGCTCACCGTGTGGGCTGGTCTAAAGCTGATCGTGGACAATGCGGCAACGCCTGTCTACGGCAACGTCACGCTTCTGGCGGCGCGCATCAAGGCCAGCCGGGGGCTTGGTACAGATGCCGCCATCCGCATCCGCGTCAAGGCAACCCGCCGCCTGCCACCTCCGACGGGCGGCACGGAAGCACTCTCGACCAGCGGGGCAGATGCGTTTGCGGATGTCTACGTCAACACGGTTTACGGCGCGGCTCGTCCGAGATCGGAACTGGACACGGCCACGCTGACGAGCCTGCGGAGCGACTGGGGAAGCTACCAGTTCAACTACGTCTTCCGGGAGCGGATCACGGTTTGGGATGCACTGCGGACGATCACGACGCCGTTCGGCGCGGAGCCGCTGCCCGTCGGTGCGGTCATGTCCGTGGCCCAGGACAAGGTGAAGAGTGTCCGTTCGATGCTGTTCACCGATGCCAACATCATCGCCGGGTCGATGACCGTCACCTACAGCTTCGATGAGGAAGGCGCTGCAGACGGCGTCGAGATCGAATACCTCGACCCGAAAGACTTCCGGCAGTCCTACGCGACATGGCCGACAAATGCCCTGATACCAGACAAGTTCACCGTTCCGGGCATCACCAGCGCCACGCATGCGGCAGAATATGCGAGGCTGACGTGGCAGCGTAGTCAGTTGCAACGGAAGCGGATTACCTTCGACACGGAGCTCGAGGGGCTGATCCTCCAGCTTGGCGACAGGATCGGTGTCTCGCACAATCTGCCGAAATGGGGTGACGGCGGGCTTGTGATCGGGCAGTCCGGCAATACGCTGGCGGTCGACCGCAATCTGGACTGGACCGGCGGAGCAAAGCAGATCCTGCTTCGCAAGCCGGACGGCAGCGTCACGGACCCGATCACGGTCACGGAAGGTGACTTCCCAAACAAGGTCGTGCTGCCCGGCGCTGCCCCGACGACGATCAACTACGACAACGACAACGAATACACTTCGTTTGCATTCGGCTCTTCCACGACGCTGGTGCGGGATTTCATCGTGATTTCCACCAAGCCGACTGGCGAGAACACCGTCACCGTGGAGGCCGTCAACTATGCGCCAACGATCTTCGACGGCGCGATGAGCTTCATGGACTGACAATGCCGACAGCCTATCCGTCCACACTTCCGGGGGTAACGCTTGCGGGGTTCGGTGCCCGCGTTGCCATGGGCGTCATCCGGGCGGATGACACTACGCATGAGCAGCAGCGGCGGGTGTTCAAGACCATGCCGCACACGTTCTCGCTCGCCTTCGTCATGTCTCTGGTTGAGTGGGCGCAATGGAAATCGTGGATGACGGAGAACGGTTATCGGTGGTTCGAGATCGCCATCCCGACGCTCTACGATGGCCAGGTCGATGGCACGCCTGCGGTGATCCGGCTTACCTCCGAGATATCGGCCAGCATGCTGGCACATGACGTCGTGCAAGTGTCGGTGATGGCGGAAATGGCGCCGTCGATGATCGACAAATACCTGATGGACATGCCGTGACGACTTACCCGTCGAGCCTGCCGTCACCGCAGATCGCGGACTATCAGGTCGAGACCTTCACAGGCGTTTCGGCGGTCACGTTCGAGGCGGGCAACACGCGCCAGCGGAGATCAGCACGGCAGGAGCGTTATGCGTTCAAGCTGTCGGTCGTCCTGTCCAAGGCGGAGCTCTGGACGTGGCAGGCATGGGTGAATACCTATGGCTATGACTGGCACTACATTGACCTGATCAGCAACTTCTCGGGTTTCACGACCGACATCGCGATCCCGCACTACGTCCGGTACACCAGCGACACCACGATCCAGCCGCTCGGGGGCGGTTACTTCAGGGCGTCCTTCGATGCCGAAATGGACTTGGCCACGTTGCCGCTAGGCATCGTCCAGCAGACCGGTGACGTGATCATCGGCGGCACGCCCGCCGATCCGTCGAACAGCAACAGCATTCAGGCAGGAACGCCTGCGAGCCCGTCAACCGACTTCATCATTGCCGGTTCCCCCGGCCTGACCGCGTAAGAGGACACATTGGCAGACACATTCGCCAGAATGCGCCAGATCGTCGGCTCGACTGCCGACTGGGCCGCAAACAACATCGTCCTGGGCTCTGGCGAAATCGGCATCGAGCGGGTGTCCGGTTCTGATGTCCGGCTGAAAGTCGGCAACGGCACGGACACATGGTCCGATCTGCCCTATGCCTCGGCCTCGAGCACGACCATCAACTCCGCCACACAGACGGCGCTTGATGCGAAGCTGGCACTGGCCGGCGGCACCATGACCGGCCCTCTGATCCTGTCCGGCGATCCGGTGGCCGATCTCGGGGCCGTGACGAAGCAGTACGTCGATTCGATCGACGACACGCTGACGACCTCGATCAATGGCAAGCTGTCCACCACGGGCGGAACGCTGACCGGCTTCCTGACCCTGGACGAAGACCCGACTGCCGACCTCCACGCGGCCACGAAGCAGTATGTTGACGATGCCGCAGGGGCGAAGGTGGATCTCGCCGGTGATACGATGACCGGCTTCCTGACATTGCACGCTGATCCGACTTCCGCTTTGCATGCGGCCACGAAGCAGTATGTCGACGGACCTTCCGGCTATCAGACGACGGTCGGCGGCTCCGCGACCTACGCCGGAAAGGTGGTTCGCACCAACGCCTCTGGCCAGATCGACAGTTCTCTTGTGCCGGTGGCAGGCACATATCGCGGCGCCGTGGATGTGACGGCGGCCTATGCGCTATCGGGTCCATTCACCAACGGCGATTACTATGCGGTGTCCATCAGCGGATCCGTGGACAGTTCATGGGATGACAAGATCACCGGTAGCCCTGCGACTGCGGGCTCTGGTCAGTTCCTGATTTACAACAGCGCGACATCTGACTTCGACCTGGTGGGCGAGGACACGTCATCCACGGCCATCGACGGCAAGCTCGACAAGACCGGTGGCACGATGACGGGGTTCATCGTCCTGCACGCCGATCCTGACGCGGCCATGAAGGCGGCCACAAAGCAGTACGTTGACACGATGCTTCCCAAGGCGGGCGGCACGATGACGGGTGCACTGACACTCTCAGGGGCGCCGTCGAGCAGCCTTCATGCTACGACAAAGACCTATGTGGACTCCGCCGACGCCCTGGCGGCGCTCAAGGCGAACAATCTCTCGGACCTCGCCTCCGCTTCGACGGCGCGGACAAATCTCGGCGCGACGTCTGTCGGTGGTGACCTGTTCACAGCGGCGAATGCAGGCGCGGCACGAACGACGCTGGGGGCAACGTCTGCCGGTTCCGCCCTTTTCATCGCGGCAGACGCTGCTGCACAGCGGGCGGCGCTTGGGGCCACGGCTGTCGGCGAGGCGCTGCTCACGACCGCCAGCGCCGCGGCAGGTCGCGCATCCCTGGGCGCAGCTGCTCTCGCGTCTCCAGTTTTCACAGGGACACCAGAAGCGCCTACTGCTTCCGCCTACACGAACACCACGCAACTGGCCACGACTGCGCAAGTCTATGCGACCGTGACCACAGTACCGCTGAATGCCCAGACCGGGACATCCTACACGCTGGTTCTTTCTGACGCGGGCAAGTTCTTGCGGCTGACCAACGCGGCTGCCATCGCGCTCACGATCCCGACGAATGCGTCGGTGGCATTCCCCATCAACACCAAGATCGACATAGGCCAAGGCGGCGCAGGTGTCGTTACTGTAGGCGGCTCTGGCGTCACGATCCGATCTTTGGGGGCGGCGCTCAGTACAGACGGTATTTACTCAGGCGCCACACTGCTCAAGGTTGGCACTGACGAATGGTGGCTGATCAAAGCCACGGCGGCGGGAAGTGAGGAGGTTTTCGACGGGTGGCATCCCGTGGACAAAGTTTCTGTCGGAGACGGCAAGGATGGTCTGATTTATTCCTTTGCCATTGATGGCACCGTGGCCGATGTCGAAACGCCGAATTTCGAGGATGGCTATGAATACAGGATCGTCATTGACGACTTGTCCCACAATAACGGCGGAACGGCGGGACTGCGGATCGAACTGTATGAATCGGTTGCCGATGTTTACAGCTCGGCCGTTTCCCTTGCCAGCATTGCTGCAAGCGACGAAGCCTCCGTTGACGTGGAAATCCTCATGCCACGCCTGAGCCGGGGCTGGCATCTTGTAACATGCACGGGGATTAATGCGGTCAGTTCTGTGTTGACGTCCGGTGTCGCAAGCCCCGGCTCTGGAGACCACAAGATCACGCGGGCGCGCGTTAAGTTTTCGGCCGGCAGCATTGATCAAGGAAGAATTTGGTTGTTCCGCCGACGCGAGTACGCATCGAGCCCGTAAATTGTTCAGCGCGGCTGTTTTGCGCACCGCATTAAAGCACTTCGTACTTATAGGGAAAATCCGAAATGTCAGCGGTGCAACAGACGCCACGGAAAGATTTTTATGTGCACATCGGAGCGCCGGACCCGATTGTCGTCCGTATCCGCGCGGGGGGGTCCGAAGGCGATCTCGTGGCCTTCGACAGCACGCTCAAATTCACTTTCAGGACGGCATCAAGCACGGTGACGCTCGGCGTCGGCACCGGCATCACCCTTTCAGAAAACGAAGCCGTTGCGAATTCGCGTGCGACGATCCAGCTGACGGTTGCGCAGTCGCGCACGCTTTCGGCCGGTGCTCTCGCCTCATACGAAATCCAGCGCACGGTCGGCGACCGCGAAGAGGTGTTCCTGATGGGCAAGTTGATTGGCGAAGGCGGAGGTAACCCCGATGCCGCGTGATGTCGTTGAGGTCATTGAGGAGAACGCCGAAACCGTCGAAGTCCTGACGGATGAGGTTGTCATTGTCGAGGTGATTGACGCGGGGCCGGCTGGCCCCGCTGGCCCGACTGGTCCCGCCGGCGGCGGTATTGATTACAAGGGCACGGTGGCGCTCATTGCCGACTTGCCGCCATCTGGGAATGACATAGGTGACGCCTACATCGTGGAGGAGGACTATCACCTCTATGTGTGGGACGGTTCCACGTGGACGGACGCTGGACCTTTTGCGGTTGCGCTCACAGGCGCGACTGGCCCCACGGGTCCGACTGGCCCGGAAGGGGCTACCGGTCCCGCCGGGGCGACAGGGCCGCAAGGCGATGCGGGACCGGCTGGTGCCGTTGGTGCCACCGGTCCGACCGGGCCGCAAGGCGATGCTGGCGCGGTAGGCGCAACGGGTGCGACCGGGCCCGTTGGCCCGACTGGCGCAAACGGTGCCACGGGGCCAGCGGGCGCGACCGGGGCGACTGGACCAACGGGGCCACAGGGCGTTGCGGGTGACACCGGGCCGGCTGGTGATACCGGACCGGCGGGCGCAACGGGACCAACGGGTGCGACAGGCCCGACAGGCGCGACTGGACCAGCGGGTTCAAACGGTGCGGTAGGCCCCACAGGGGCCACAGGGCCGACAGGAGCGGGCGTTACGGGTGCCACGGGTCCGACTGGCCCTGTCGGCGCGACTGGCCCCACGGGGGCGACTGGGCCTTCTGGTGCGCCCGGTTCCGGCGTTTCCTGGCAAGGCGCATGGGACAGCGGCACGGCCTATGTGGCGAACGATGGTGTCGAATATGGCGGGTCGTCGTGGATTGCCAACACCGGCAGCACGAACAAGATTCCTGGCGTCGATCCCGAATGGGATTTGTGGGTTGAGAAGGGGGCGACGGGTGCGAGCGGCCCCGCTGGCGCAACAGGGCCAACAGGCCCCACGGGATTGACCGGCGCGACCGGTCCGACTGGCCCCACTGGCCCCACTGGCCCGCAGGGCGAACCGGGAGACCCTGGCGATACTGGCGCAGTAGGCCCCACAGGCCCGACGGGTCCAGCGGGTGCCGTCGGCGCGACTGGCCCCACGGGTCCGACTGGCGCGACTGGGCCTGTCGGCGTCACCGGTGCGACGGGTCCGACGGGTGCAACTGGCCCTGTCGGCATGACATTCGAGGGCGCATACGACAACGGCACGGCCTATCAGGTCGATGATGTCGTGACCTCTGGCGGATCGAGCTACATCTGCATCGAGGCCACGACCGGCAATGCGCCGCCGAATGCCACCTATTGGGCGCTCATTGCCGAGAAGGGCGCAACAGGGACAACCGGACCTGTTGGCGTCACTGGCGCAACCGGCCCTCAGGGCGATGCTGGCGCGGTGGGTGCTACAGGGGCAACCGGCCCCACGGGACCGCAAGGCGATGCGGGTGCTGTTGGTGCCACGGGCCCGACTGGACCAACGGGGCCACAGGGAACAGCCGGCACAGTGGGTGTGACCGGGCCAACGGGTGCCACGGGGCCTGTGGGTGTGACCGGGCCAACGGGTGCCACTGGTCCGACAGGGGCAACCGGCCCAACAGGCGTCACGGGAGCCCAAGGCGACAAGGGCGGGCTGCGCTATAACTTCTCCACGACAACGGCGGCGGCTGACCCGGGGCAAGGCGTCTTCCGGCTCAACAATGCCACCATTGCTTCGGTGACGGCGGCCTATATCGACAACCTGACACAGGAGGGCACCGATGTTTCCGCCTTCCTCGACACGTGGGACGATTCGAGCAGCACCATAAAGGGCTATCTGGTCATCCAGTCGAACACCAATGCGGATGCCACCTATTGCATCTTCTCCGTCTCTGCGGTGGCGAACTCGACGGGCTACAGGACCGTTACGGTTGCTTATATCTCTGGGGCGCTTCCGTCCAACTCGGAAGCCTGTGTGCTTTCGTTCACGAGAACGGGCGACATTGGGCTCACGGGTGCCACCGGGCCAACCGGCCCCACGGGACCGACAGGTCCGACAGGTGTCACTGGAGCTACGGGACCAACAGGCGTGACCGGTGCCACTGGTCCGACGGGCGTCACGGGGGCTACTGGCCCTGGCAACACCGGCGTTCAGACCATCTGGATTCCTGCCTCCGCGATGACCCCGCGCGTCACCAGCGGCGCGGGCACGGGGAACTATGACAGTGGTTCAAACGATCTGACGCTTCCTCCGTTGGCGTTCGATACAACGACAAGCGAGTCCGCAGAGTTCCCCGTTGGCATGCCGAAGGGATGGGATGAGGGAACAGTTACCTTTATTCCGTACTGGACCAACACCGGTGGCGCTTCGACGCAGACGGTGGTCTGGCGTCTGGCCGGTGCGGCGATTTCTAATGATGACACGCTGAATGCCACGATGGGAACGGCGCAGTCCTCGACGGACACATGGCTGGCGCAAAATGATTTGCACATCGGGCCGGAAAGCGCAGCGATCACCATCGGCGGCACGCCAGCAGAAAATGACCTCGTGGTGTTCCGTATTGATCGAGATGTCGCCACGGACACGATGGCGGGCGATGCGCTCCTGATCGGTATCAAGCTGCTGATTACCTACAATGCCGCCAACGATGCTTGAGGTGGCGTGATGCTGGTTCTCAATCAGTTGAACGGGTTTTGGGCCAGAATTGCGGCGGGCGGCGGGCCTATCGAGTTTGTTGGTGGGGCGACAGCATCAGTAGCGGGGGGTGGTGGAAATACTACCATTTCCCTTTCAAGTGGGCTCACAGGTGGCATTGCATCCGCTGCGGCAGATGGTGATTTTGTAATAGCCGCCTACGCATCTAGCTCTACAGACGATGATCCATTGTCGATTACGGATGGCTCTAATGACTATACGCTGATCGGAACGAAAGGGTACTCTGACGATAGTACCGGATTCGATACAAATCTGCGTGTTGCCTATAAGTTTATCAGCGGTGACACATCGACAACATTTGGTGGCACCGCTGCTGGAACCGATGCTGGTGCAATGGCTGTTTACGTGTTTCGGGGGGTCAATACGTCCGTACCGCTTGATGTCACTCCGGTTGAAGCTGCTGCCTCAAGCACCGGATCTGTTGATTGCGGCGCGATTCTGCCTGTCACGGCAGGGGCATATATCGTTGTCATTGGTGCCTGTGCTCACAATAGCGGCGTTGATACATGGAGCACACCTAGTGACCTTGTAGATTTTCTGACCGTTGGATCGAACGATACCAACGATGTTACACTTGGCATCGGACACAAGGCTGACTGGGTTTCCGGGTCATTCAATCCGGTAGCGTGGACCGGCACCCATGGGACCAACGGCCTTTATAGTGTTTGCGGTAAGACCATTGCACTTCGATCCGCATAAGGACCAGACAAATGGCTGAATTTGCACTTTTCATTGACGACGTTTTCCAGGAAATCCGTCGCTACGATACCAAGCCGCCTGATCTCCCGCACAAAAACGTGACATGGCATGACGTCGTTCGTGCTGAAAGGATACCGTCCACGCTCACGCAAGACCCGGTGGAAAGATGGTCCCTTGTCAATAACGTGTGGACGCAATCTTGGGATCTTGTCAACGTCAGTGCGGAAGAGGCAGCGCGTCGCCAGAGGCTTGAGACTGAACGAGCAGAAGCCGAAGCCGTGCGCCTTGATGCGTTCGTGCAAAACTTCGTTTCAATGACGCCTTCGAGTGTCGAAACCTACGTTGCAAACAACACCGCGAACCTCGGGGCGATGCGTTCGCTGGTAAGCAAGATGGCGCTGATGCTTCTCATTCTGGCAAAAAGACAGTTCCGCTGATGTGTTTTCATCTCGTCAGCCTTCCGCATACCCACACGACAGACGCATTCAGCGCATGCGCTTTTACTGAGAAGGTCCGCAAGTTCGCGATTATGATGACGGACCTCGGTCACGAGGTGTTCCTGTACGCCGGGGCACAAAACGAAGCCCCATGCACGGAGCATATCGTCTGCATCTCCGAAGAGGACCGGCGCAAGGCAGTCGGTGATGGCCACTATTGCATGGCGTCTTTCAATGCCGCTTTGCCACACTGGCGCACGTTCAACGGCAACGTCATCCGCGAGATTGGCAAGCGCATCGAGCAGCAGGATTTCATCTGCCTCATCGGCGGCTATTCCCACAAATCTATTGCCGATGCGTTCCCGGCTCACATGGCCGTCGAGTTCGGCATCGGCTATCCCGGCACATTTGCCAAATACCGGGTGTTTGAATCCTATGCCTGGATGCATACGGTTTATGGCGCACAGGCCCGCGATCCCGCCGCCGCCGATGGTTTCTGGTTTGACGATGTGATCCCCGGTTATTTCGAGGTCGAGCGGTTCCCCTACAGCGCCGAAAAAGACGATTACTTTGTCTTCATTGGCCGCCTGATCGACCGCAAGGGCTACAACATCGCGGTCGAGGTCTGCAAGAAACTCGGCAAGCGCCTGCTCATTGCGGGGCAGGGCACACCGCCTGAGTATGGGGAATATCTCGGCGTCATCGGCCCGGAGGAACGTGGGCTCGTCATGGCGCGGGCCAAGGCGGTATTTGTGCCGACGATCTACGTCGAGCCGTTCGGCAACGTGGCGGTGGAGGCCCAGGGTTGCGGCACGCCGGTCATCTCCACCGACTGGGGCGCGATGACGGAAACCGTGGAGCACGGCAAGACCGGATTCCGCTGCCGGACGTTCCAGCAATTCCTCGATGCCGCTGAAAACGTCGGAACGCTCGACCCGGCCTACATCCGGCAGCGCGCGATCCACACCTATTCGCTGGACGTGATCGGCCGCCAATACGACGCCTATTTCCGCCGCCTCCTGACGCTGTGGGGCGATGGCTGGTACGCCTGACAACGATGGAGAGCCGCATGTCTTTGCCCGTCCCGACACCGAACTTTGAACGTGATATCGGGGCGCTTCAGGCCACAGTGTCGATGCTCGCAGAAGCGATGAAGGAACAGGCCGCATCGCATGAGCGTCAGATGCGCGCCCAACAGGAACAGTACATCCGCATCATTTCCGACTTCAAGGAAATGGTGTCGCAGGCCAACAAGCAGATTGCCGAACTGAAGGACGAAATCGGCCACATGAAGAGCCTGATCGACCAGGCCAAAGGCGGATGGAAAATCCTGATCGGCGTCGGCGCGATCAGCGCAGCTATCGGCGGCTTTCTCACGAAGTTCTTTGCGGCCGTCTGGAACCTTCCACGATAGGAGTTCACGAATGCGACTTCTGAAACTGGCCGCCCTTGTGGCGGCTTTCGTGTTTCTTGCGCCTGTTCTTTCGGCCTTCGCGCATGAATGGTACTCCGGGCAGCGTGATCCGATCTTCAACCAAACCACATGTTGCGGAGGGAGCGATTGCGCCCCTCTCCCACCGCACGCCATCAGCTCCTTCAACGGCGACCTGCGGGTGACGCTCTCCCTCGATGAAGCGCGCCGGATCAACCCGCGCCGCGTCGAGCCCTTCGATGAGGTCATACCGTTCGAACGCATCCAGACCGTTCCGCCCGAAGGCGGCGCCGGGCCGCACATCTGCCTGATGGAAAAAAACCGTGCCAGCGAAGGTGACCAGCGGCAGGGCTTCTTCTGCATCTTTCTCCCACCGCAAGGATGACCACCATGGCGAAAAGACGATCCACCAGCTACATCGTGATCCACTGTTCCGCCACCCGGGGCGTTCAGGACATCGGCGTTTCCGAAATTCGGCGATGGCACAAGGCCCAGGGCTGGGCCGATGTTGGCTACCACTTTATCGTCCGCCGCAATGGCAAGGTGGAGATCGGCCGGCCGGTCGGCAACGTGGGCTCTCACGTCAAGGGCTACAACCACAACTCGGTCGGCGTCTGCCTCGTCGGCGGCCTTGATGACAAGACGTGGAAGCCGACCGATAATTTCACCGCGGCGCAATGGAAGGCGCTGGCCACCCTCGTGGGCAAGCTGGTGAAGGACTACCCGGCTGCAAAGGTTCTCGGCCACCGGGATTTCCCGGCGGTCGCGAAGGCGTGCCCCTGCTTCCCGGCGAAGACATGGGCGCGGAAGAATGGCTTTCCTGCCTGATGTGTACGCCGTCACCGTTTTACAACCGCAAACCCCAAGAAAGGAAACATCAATGTTTACGTCAATTGATAAGGCGCTGGTGGCTTTGGTCATGGGCGTGCTGTTCATCATCCAGAGCTTTACCGGGTTCAATCTCGGCTGGATCACGGAAGCCCAGGTCACGACCATCATCGGTCTGCTGACGCCGGTTCTGGTGTGGGCCATCCCGAACAAGAAGACGGCGTGAATTGTCCGCGCCGGAAATCATTGGCTACGTGCTGGTTGGCCTCGGCTTGATTGCCGGGGCTTTCCTTTTTGCGCGCCGCCCGTCTTTCTGGATCGAGTTCGGCGCCAGGCTGTTCCAGGCGCTGTTGCCGCACATCACCAAACGCATGGACCCCGAGACGGAACGGCGCTGGCGTGAGTGCGAACGCCGGGGCGGCAAGTGGGACTGGCACCGAAAGAAGTGTGACCGTTAGCTTTTGATCATCGCACGGATGGCGGCGGCGATTTCCTTGACGGCTTGTAGCCTCCCGGTTTCGATCAGGTCATCGTCATATATGCTGGCTCCTGTGTGTCTGCGGGGGTCATGTCAGCACCCATGCCATTGCAAGTGATAAACCAATAACGATACCGAAAGCTAATCCCACGCAAATGGCTAACCCGACCTCATTTCGCTCATCCATCATGTGCGGGGTTCCTTGTTGAGGGCGGCGCTGGCCTTTTCGCCTCTGTCTGCGATGTCCTCAAGGCGTTTCGCTAGCTCAAGAGGTGGGTCTCCGGGGAATGCGTCAACTAAGTCACGGGCAACCTGCATCGCTTCAATCGCCAGCTTGAGCAGGGCGGTGGAGTATTTCAGCGCCGCCGTCAGCCGCTCCACCTCGGCGGTGAGGCGGGTGATCTCGCTGTGCTGGTCCAATATATGTTGGGCGCTGCCCGTGGCACCGATCTCCTGTAGCCTCGCAATCAGATCAGGTGCGGGAGCCTCCGCAGGGGTGTCAGTCATGGCTGCTCTCCTCATTTTTCGCCGCGCCAGATAGCATCGCGAATGGCGTAGTCCTTTTGCGCGCCCCACGGGATTGCGCCCATTGTTTCCCAAAAGGCGTAATGTCTGGCGAGTTGCACAGATACCCACACGGCCCTGATGTGCCGGATTATGGGAAGCCGCTTCCACCAAACCGCAGTCGGGAACCTATCGATGTGTGCTTTCATGTCTTCGTCATGGTCAGTCATGGCTGTGTCTCCTGTGGGTGGTCATGGCGCGCCTCGATGCGCTCAGGCTCACCCATGCTGCTAAATGTCCTGACTGTGAAAATAAGGCCGTGCGCCTTCTGCCATTCATCGCAAGCCTGCCTTATCCGTGCAGCCAAATCGGCCTCTTGCGCTGGGGTGGCCTCAAAAATTGGGCCATCGTCAAATTCAGAGCACACGCGGTCACTGGCATATATTTCATCGGCGGCGTGGCCCAGAACATCATCCGCATTTACCCAATCAGCCAAGCGGACAGGCGGGTTCTTTGCGCTCACAACGTAAAAATCAGAACCATCGAACTCATCATCCCCACTTGCGATGGCCTCCTCGCGGGTGGCAAAACCTCCTTGCCAGTGTTCCGCGCCAGAGCTTTCAGCGTAGTACCAAAGTAAATCACTCATACTGCCGTCCGCAGGTGCGGGAGCCTCCGCAGGGGTGTCAGTCAT